ATGTCGTTCTCGACATTGGTGGCTTTTTCTTTTAACTCAGGCGTTTCTTTGCCCAAGAGTTTGGTACGTACTGGCCCCTGTGCAGGGAATGTTTCTGTGATTGTCTCGGCTTGGAAGCGTACAACAGCTTCTGTAATCATGGGGTGGAAGACTCCACAAGCGCCGTCCCAAGGCTCAGTCCTATCCTCGATCTGAAGACCCAGAAGTTTCAAACCTTCTGTGTAGGCTTTCTCCCATTCTTTGCGTGAACCACGGTCTTGCTCAATATCGAAGTCAAGATCTCCCGCCAATGAAGACATGGCACCTTCGTCCATGTACTCGGCCAAGTTATCGCTAAAGCTTTCTTCATCCTCACCGGGGATAATACTGATGTCCATGCCACCTGCATGAATGTTGACTTCTTCAGGATCGACGATCTCAATCTCCAAGGGAGACTCTTCTTCAGCCAAAGCCTCGATGCCTTGTGGTGCTTGGTAAAGCGCTTTATCAAAATTACTTGTTGCCATGATTACCCTTAATAGTATGCAGCCTGACGTCTACGAAAAATGGACGGTTCGTCCCTTTCATCAGAGTCTAACGAAATAAAGCCACCTTGCCTATAGCGAAGCAGCGCTTGCGATGTCGTATCCACAAAGTCATCGTGCTCTCCCACGGGGAAAGACGCAACCTCTTCTATCACTTCTCTAGCCCAGCGTGTGTCTGGTGCCCAGATTTTTCCGGAACTGAACAAGTCTGCCACGGCGTTGAGCCGTACCATTTTGTCATTACCTCGGCTAGGACTGAACTCTTGCACAGGGATTCCCATGCTGCGTAACTCTTGGATAAGCGGCGCTCCTGCCGCCTTTTTCTCAACAATGAACGCATCGGGCTCCCACTCCTTGTAGTGTTTGAGGGCAATTTGCTTTAGTTCCGGAAACGCCATTCTATCCTTGAACGCATCAAGGAGGATGACTTGTGGGCTGTCGCCTTCTTCCTCGTTGTAGAAAACCCCCCACGTTGTGCACGCAGAAAAGTCTGAGTTGTTCTTGGTCTCAAACGCCGTATCCCAAGATTGGATGATGTACTCACAAGGAGGCGGATCGTCTCGTGTCCAAATCCTCCAATGCTTTCTGGAGATGATGGCGCTGTTGTCTGATGTGGGCTGCTGCATGTACTGGGCGTTCCAGTACTTTGGGTCAAGAGACGCTTTCGTTTTCTCCAGCGCTTCAATTGGCCACTGCTCTGGCCATAGGGGTTTACCCGAAGGAAGAATGGCGGGCAACTCTACAATCTCCCAAGGCTCCGCTTCAGGGTTCTTGGTTTGGTAATCAATCAGTTTGCCTGTGAGGTCAAGCAACGACCACCGCGTCATAATCACAATGATCGCCCCGCCCGGCATCAGACGTTGGAGTGGGCCCGTCTGGAACCAAGACCACGCTGTATCAAACGCCAAACGGCTGTTGGTTTTTACATCTTGCTCGCTATGTGGATCGTCAATAACAAAAAGGTCAGCGCCTCTACCAGCCAAAGCGCCTCCAACGCCCGCTGCATAATATTGTCCACCGGCCGCAGTGCTCCACTTACCAGCCGCCTTCTGATCCTCCGCAATCTCGGTGTTAGGAAAGATTTCATTGTATTCTTCAGATTCAATTAAGTTACGAACTCTGCGTCCAAAATCCTCGGACAGCCCCGCCGTGTGCGTGCCCATGATGATCTTCTTCTCTGGGAACTTGCCTAAAAAATAAGCAGGGAACAAATAAGAAGAGAACTCCGACTTCCCGTGACGCGGCGCAATGTTAATGATTACACGCTTTTTTGTCCCGCTGATGACATCCTCAAATATCTTGGCCAGCCTGCGGTGGTGGGGCCCAATCTTAAATCCGGGGTAGACGGATGTGGCAAACCCTAGGATGTTGTTCTGAGACGCCAAAAGTCTGGCACGTTTCTCTTTCTCTTCCAGATCAGCAAACAGCTCCATCTTCTCCGCCACACTCATGTGTGGAAGACTTTGTTTGATGAGCTTGGCCTCAAGGGGCGTCAGCGTTGTGATCTGGTTCAGATCCATCTGTGCTTTCTATATCTGTGATCTCGTCCTTGATAGAGAGGACATCCACCACTTCCATGAACTTATTGAGCTTGTCTTTGATGCGCTGATCCAATTCGTCGTTGGACATCTCGGTCTTCTTGACCTCAATCTTTTCTGTGAAGAGCCCCACTTCCGTGACTTTGCCTAGGAGCGCCAAAGCTTTAAGCCTGATGTTGGCGCTGGGGTTCTCAACTTCTTCTAGTATCTTAGCGACTGCGTAGCCCCTGAGTTCCTTTGCTTGCTGTACAAATTCCCAGTCATAGGCGGTGAGCATCCCTACAAGATGCTGGACTGCGGCTGGGGTTTTGACTTCTGCAAGAGACGTGTGGGTGGCGGGTGCGGGTGCAGCCGACACAATGTTGGCGAACGTCTTGCGTGCGGCTTGGGTTTCTAATTCTGTGATTTGCGCTGTCTCATCTACAGCGCCTAAGTCTTTGAGCCAGTCGACTGTGGCAATCTTGGCGTCTAATGTTTCTAAGGGTGTGGCTTTTTCAAGCGACACGAATCCTTGTGAGTGGTCACTCACTTCCGGTTCAAATTCTAAAAGATGATCTAACATTTGTGCGTAGGCCCTTGCAACCTCGATGTCGATAATGTACACTACAACTGAGGTCTATTGCAAGCAGTTGCATTTACTTCTCCTCTTTGGAAAGAAACATTCCATTCAGCCCCACCTTAGACGTGGGGCTTTTTTTGTTGGCGCTCCCATAAAGCAGGGTTGGGCTGAACAACACTTCTATTCGCTTCCTCCCACGGAGCTAAACCGTTTCGCCAACACGGCTGGGGACTCTGGTTACGTTTATCCAGTTCGGCTCCGGTTACCGACGGTTTAACCCCCATACGTCTTGGCGTTGGTGGCGATTGGGAACCACCCCACTTAAAGCGCCGGTAACTTACAAGGAAAACCGCGCATCACCACCAACACCCCCAGTATATACCAAGTCAAACATTAGACAAGGTGTTTTTTAAAATTTTATAAAAATTATGGGGGTATTGCGTTTTGGGCGTTGGAATGTGGTTCTGGGATTGATATTGTACTTAAGTATTACAGAAATGCTGGGGATCGATGTGGAACAGTGTTCATGCCAAGCATGGCAGGGTGGTCTAAAAGTCGGGGATGGGGGTATAGTGGGGTCTTTAGTTCTCGGTTTTAGGGGCAAAAAGGGGTTTGTGTAGGTCTTTTGTACCCTAAAAAGCATGGGCTCAACCCCGTTTAAAACCCCCCATGTGCATAATAGAGTTAGCTTAGGGATTCGCCCTTGGCAAAACCATTAAGGAACTATCAAAATGACAAACGCTATCAACAAACAAAACGTGTTCGCAATCTTTCAAGATGCCGACAACTCTCAAGCATCATTCGCAACCCGTCTCTTCAATGAGGGTGTATTCGACAAGGTGCAAGCCATGCCCTTGGTTATCGAGTTCATCGAGGGCAAGTACAAGGGGGCGAAGGCTTACAAGGGGCAACGAGGATGGACGTTCACCAAGGACACCGCAGAGCATCAAGCCATGAAACGCATCATTGCGAACTGCTTTGAGACCGTATCCAAACCCAAGGGCAACACGCAAAACAAGACCGAACCCAAAGACCCCCTCGAGGTTTTGCTTGCCAAGATCAAGAAGTTGCCCAAAGCCGACCAAAAACGCATCAAAGATGCGATCTGAACTCGGGGTCAAAATGTCCCCGAGTTTTTTCCCGATAGCGTGGGGGGGAGATCCTTGCGCTGTTTCATTCCTTGTCTAACCAAAACAGAAAGTGACTTAATCATGCACGTTTATAACTACACAATCGCTGACCATTGGCTCAGTCCCCTCATTAACGGAGATTACACGGGGCTCGAAGACGATGAAGTCAAAACCCTCGATGCTTTCCTGAACAACTTACCTAAGCACTATCACTACAAAACTCTTATGCACGGCATTTGGGATGTGGTAAGCGAAGAAGGGCACTTTGCCCGTGATGAGATCAGCGACCTACACGCCAACTGTTTCGACTGCACTTTAAATTTTATCTAAGGACTTAATCATGGAAATCAAAACACAAACCCACTACCTTGTTCATGCCAATGGCGCATCTGTCCAAGTCAACGAAACCGTAAAATCCTTCAGAGATGAGGACTACATCATCACAGGCGGGGCATCCCCACACAAACCAGCGAGTACAGGCAAAGTCTGGGTCACCGATGCACACGGCAACAACTGCGAGTATTACCCTTCAGTATTCGGTATGAAATGGGAGGCAAGATAATCATGTACAAAATCACATTCCTCCTCCGCATACACGGCGACTACCACGAGCGCAGAGTCATCGACTGTACTGCGAAACAAATCCAAGCCACGCTCACTCGGCTATCCAAAGACCGCAATGTGCGTGACATCCATTGGGAGAAGCCTGAAACTGGGGGACAACCTGTCCCCGAGTTGGCTAAATGAGAATGACTCTCATTAAAAGTTGCTTAGTCTCGACAAAAATTAGATGTCCAAGACTAAGCAATCTTCCTACTTTTCAGACACACGTAACCCCGCGTAAACATTGGCGTTCCAAGAAAACTGTCCAATATATATATCTTTTTAAAAATAGATTTATATATATAGCGGGGCTGGGGGGTGAGCTTTCTTTTTTTTCCTTGCCCTTTTCCTTTGCCCCGATTATTTAATAGTGTTGTTTGTAATCGATAGACAAAGTGGACAGTTCCCCCTTTTTACGCCATTTGCCCCAGTGTTTATGCGCCTTGACAAGTGTCCGCTAGTGTGGCATACTTTCTTAGTCTCGGACACCTCATAAGACTAAGGAACACAAAAGGATTTTATTCATGACAAAATACATTGACACCCCCAACAACATCCTCCATAACAAACTTGTGAAGGCGTTCCCCAACCCTGAGCAACGCGAGTGGGAGAAAGACCGCATCTTGAAAGCCAAGGAAGCGCAACGCGCCGATAAGATTAAGATAACAGTACACCGCAAACTGTGGCGTGCTTTGTTGAACCCCCTCAAGTATGAAATATCCAACGCCAAGATCGGCATGAAGCACGAGGGTAAGTTCAAAGAGGAAAGAGTGCAAGCGTTCACGGCGTACATCGCCATCATGAAAAAACTCTTGATGAAATTTGATGCGATGATGATTAAAACCTACGAGGTAAAGAAACGAGACGGCACGACCGTGACAAAGCCACACACGCCAAGTTCAATAGCGCAAGAAGTGGACATCCCCAACAAAGGACTGCATTGGACGGATTGGATACCGCAACATAAGCGGGTAGAGATTACGCAATTATTCGAGCAGATACCGCGTGCCCCTAAGACTAAGAAAAAGATACCGTTCCAAAGAACGCAACGCCCCAACACCAAACAAAGAGAGTCTTTGCTCAAGCGCACCGAGAACGAACTCGCCAACGCCATCACCGAGCACCGCATAAACCAAACGGAGGAGAGCGAGACCTTGGTCAGGCGCATCAAGGAAGCCATCAAGATCATCGAGACTTTAAAACCAACGGATGTCGTGCCCCGTACATGGCACGCGCTAGACCAAGGAGACGAGCAATGAAACCGATAGACGAACAATTGAAAGAACGCTTGGAAACGGGCGAAGATCGCTTATCTTGGAAAGATTTACGGGAGTTAGAAAAAAAGAATTGGAAAGACGATAGAGGGACAGATAAGTCCCTCAAGCAACGAAGCACAGAAGTACAAAAGAAGTGGTTTGCTACTGTGAATGAACGCCCGTTGCACCCCGAGACCATAGAGTTCTTGAAGAAACACGGATCATAAAGAATCTCGGGGACAACTTGTCCCCCAGTCGTGGTGCTTGGAACTGGCTACGCCGAGCACCATGTCCATACTACCCAGCCAAAGGAACTATTGAAATGCTATCAACAACAGAAAGACACAACATGGAGACAAACATTCATTGCTTGCAACGTGTGCTACGGGCATCCCGCTTTTGGTATCACCGTGAGTATTACAGCTACCCACTACACGATGCCGTGTTCCAAGCCCTGCACCACGCCCGCCCTGCGGACTGGCATCAACTGGTGCTTGAGCACCCCCATATGGCCAAGACCGACAAGACCAAGATCGCCTATACGAGGGACGACAACGCAGGCAGTCAAGACCGCCAAGTCACGACAACCATCGGCAAGTACCTTGCCCGTCACTTCCCTACCCTCAAAGATAACGTCATCAGGGACATCTCTGCGATATACACCGCAACGGGGATCAAGATCGTGCACACCACGGCCGAGATGTTGTTCCACTTATCTCGTGGGCCGAAGTCATGTATGCAAAGCAACAACTTCTATAAACACCCCTATGAGGTGTATGACCCCCAGTATGGATGGGCAATGGTCGTGCGAGAAGAGAACGGTGACACCATCGGCCGTGCGCTTGTGATGATAAAAGACGAGGACAACAAGTACTTCGTGCGGACTTATCTCAAACCCAAAGATTCAGGGGGCTACTCGCACAGCGACACCGTGATGGAGGCGTGGCTACAACAAAATGGGTTCGCCAAAATGTCTTCATGGGACGGTGAGAAACTCAAAGTTATATCGCATCCCGATGGGGGCTATGTCGCACCGTACCTAGACGGTGACGTTAAGCGTGCCGAGCTCAATGGGAATTACTTCTACATCTGCGGAGACGGTGACTACGAAATGAGCGACACGGACGGACGTACGGCCGATGAGGACATGGCATCGTGCGAGGACTGTGGCAACGACTTCCCCGAGGATGACGGCTACTGGGCAGGGGTCTACGAGGATCGCCACATCTGTTCCGACTGTCGAGATGGTTACACATACTGCTACTCACGCAACGGCAACGAGTACCTCGTGCCTGATGACGATGTGGTGCGAGTTGACGGCGAGTACTACCACACCGACTACCTCGTTGACAATGAGATCGTTGAGTTAGCCAACGGCGACTACGCCAAGTTAGATAATGCGGTCGAGATCAACGGCGACTGGTACGAGACCGATGACGATGACATCTGCTACGCCGAGGACACCGAGGAGTACGCACTCAAAGAGGACTGCTGGATATGTGCACGCTCCGACAAATGGTACACCGATGCCGAGGAGTATGTCGAGATCGACTGTGAGAAGTTTCACCCAAGCGTAGCACCTGAACAAACCGAAGAATCAAACAAGGAATAATCATGCACAATCAATCAATCATACACAAAACCCTAGACACCGCCCTCTCACTCAAGAGACCGCACAACTCCAAAACCAACAGAGGGTTTACCGAGTGGTTAGCACAGGCATTGCCTGAGCACCTATGGGACAAGGCACACCTCGATGAGGTCGGCAACCTACACGTTGATGCCCGAGTGAACCCAACAAACCGTACGCTGTTCGTAGCCCATGTGGATACCGTTCACCGTGAGGAGGGACACAACAAGATCAAGAAGACTGCTACGCATTGGCACGCTGACGGCGCACCCCTAGGTGCGGACGATGGCGCAGGGGTCGCTCTGCTCATGCACCTGATACACGGCAAGGTCGCTGCGTACTACATCTTCACTCAGGGCGAGGAGTGTGGGGGCATAGGAGCAACGCATCTTGCCAAGCAAAAGAAAGACTTGCTCGCACAGTTTGATCGTGCCATTGCGTTCGATAGACGTGGCATTGAGAGTGTCATCACCCATCAGGGATGGAGTAGGTGTTGTTCGGATGTGTTTGCCCAAGCCCTAGCCGATGAGTTCAACGGTGACGACAGACTCATGTATCTGCCCGATGACACAGGTGTGTACACAGATACCGCCGAGTTCATTGACATCATCCCCGAGTGCACCAACATCAGCGTAGGTTATTACTCAGAGCACAGTGCCAACGAGTCTCTCGACATCGTGCACTACCAAACGCTTGCAAGTCGGGTACTGGCTATCAACTGGGACAGGTTGCCCACAGATCGTGACCCATCAATAGAAGACCTCAAGTCCTCACGCTATGACTATGCAGGTATAGCAGGATGGAGTTCAGCGTACAACGATATGTTAAACAAATCATGGGGCGCAGAGAGTGCCGAGGACTACACCGAGTACCTACGCTATGAGTTAGAGGATGCTGTGCGTATGGCACAAGAGGGGGACTTCGAGTGGCTACTAGAGTTGATGGCCGAGAGTGTGTACCCCGAGGACATGGACTTGGCGGTGCGGTTCATTGACAAACGCAAACTCACATTCGACTTGTTAGCCGATGCGCTAGAGATGTTGGATAGTGCCGACCCTGATGCAGTCATGGCGACATTGTTTGATAGTGCCTATGCCACGGTGTAGGGGGGGGGAGGGACACGACCAGTGTCTTTTGTTTTGCTAGGGAA